TATCAGGAGGTAACCTGGTATGCGCCCAAGTTGAAAAATGGTCAGATGCTGTGTGTGCCTGTGAACGAAGGTCACAAGCCTGACTGTGTGTACTTTGTCAAGGACATCAGCAGAAACTGTGAAGTGGTCAACTACAGCCAGGCCTGGTAATTCATGTCAACAGTGATAAAGATTAAGACTTCAAGAGATCACTGGCTTGAACAAAAACAAACAATTGATCAACTGTATGCTATTCCAGCAACAGATTCGGTGACCATTGACTTGCAGAATGAAGGTATCAGTCTAGAAGCCTCAGGACTGTTACAGGTCATTGACAAATGGGTCCGTGACACCGGCAGAGATCCTGACACAGTCATGATTGAAACACCAAATGTTTTTGAACGTGTGCCTTATGGCTTGAGAGGACGTCCGCATTTTTTTGAGCGTCAACACACTGACAAATATCTAGTGCCACCTGTTCCTATCAACCAGTCAGGTCAGTTGTTTGGATTCTTTGTAGGATGCCACACTATAGAAAGACAAACAATAATACAAGACATCTATGATCATTATCAAGACAATTTTTTGATCAGTATCATGCGTAACGAATTCCCAAATCAAGTTTGGCCCGAGCACATTTGGAATCTGGGCAGCCTGGATAATTTACATATACAAGATCAATATAAATCTGGTTTCAACACCAATCGCAGTTTGTTGAAATTCTATGATCAATTCCAAATTGAACTCATAGCAGAAACTGTTGTACGTGGTCCTAGTTTTTTTCCCACCGAAAAAACAGTAAGACCTATCATGGGCAGTAGACCTTTTTTGGCTTTTGCACCCAAACACTTTATCAAGCAGTTACAAAATTTTGGATTTCAAACTTTTGACAGTTTATGGAACGAGGACTATGATAATTTTGAGGGTGTTGAACGTTGGCAAGCCATGCGGGCAACCATTAACGACATTATTGAACACGGTTATGATTGCAATCTAGCCCAAGACATAGTAAAATACAACTATCATCATCTAGGAACAATACGATTTGGACAAGTTAAGTATCGCTAACGAAATGCAACAGTTTGACAACAAGAACAGAGAGTTCTATGCGACACTCAACGACGAAGAACGTCGAAAGTTCTCAAATTATTTGATGATACGCTGGGGCAGTGCCGTGCAAGGTTCAAGAGATCTGCAAGAATTTTATGTGATTGCCACCAATGAACGACTGAACCGACATTTTTTTGCTATCAATCGTCATCCTCGATTGCAGTGGCTCGCAGCCACCACAGTGAGCCCGGGACTGGGCACACAACGCCATCCCTGGATTGCTCCAAAGAAAAAGGAGCCCGGTACCGGAACAATCAAAAAACAATTGGCCGAGCTGTATCCGCATCTCAAAGACGATGAAATAGCAGTCATGGCTGAAATCAATACCAAAAAAGACATAGAGACCTATATCAAAGCTATGGGCCGTGAAAAGTAATGCACGCATGCAGATACTGTAAACGAAGTTTTGTCAAAGAGACCAGCCTGACCATACACATGTGTGAGCCCAAACGCAGATATCAAGAACAGGACGAGCGTGGCGTGCAACTGGGCTTGCATGCGTATCTGAAGTTTTATGAAATGACACAAGGCAGCGCTCGATTAAAGACCTTTGAGGATTTTGTGACCAGTCCCTACTATCGAGCCTTTGTGAAGTTTGGCAGGTATTGTGTTGCAGTACGGGTCATCAACCCTGCCAGATTTGTGGAATGGTTGCTGAAAAACAACAAGAAGATCGATCACTGGGGCCGAGATACCATGTATACCGAATATCTCACAGAATACCTGCGAGCGGAAAACGTCAACGATGCTCTAGCACGAGCCATGGAACATGGCATTGCATGGTCGGAACAAACTGGCAATCCTGCCGAAGACTGTTTACGTTATGGCAATACCAACGCCATGGTCTATGCTGTCACAACTGGAAGGATCAGCCCCTGGATAGTGTATAATTGTGCCAGTGGACAGAAGTTTTTGGCCGAACTAGATGCCACACAGATAGCCATGGTCTGGCCCTACATTGATAGTGAAATATGGATGAAAAAGTTTTCGGATTATGTGGCTGATCAAGAATACGTTCGAGAAATGTTGCAGAAAGCAGGCTGGTGATGACAACAATTATTATTGTAGGTAGTAATCATACAAATACTGCCGAGTATTATAAAACTCTTGGACTCCCGGCAAGTGTTTTAGTTACCGAAATAGATCATGGGCAATCAATTGGGCATACCTGTATACAAGATATTCCAGACCATGTTGTACTCGAAACGGTGTTGAAAAATGCAGATGAGGTTTATTGGGCTGAATCTATTAAAGATGAATTTTTTAATGATGATTCGTATTATGACTTTTTAGATTGGCTAAAGGATTATAATTTAAAATATAAAAATGTAAAAAACTTTGAGTCAATTAAATTTGATCCTTACAAGTGGTCGCAGAACACTATAGTTGATCCGGATCACGCAATATTTATAGGATGTAGTTTTACAGCCGGCATTGGGTTGTCTGATCCAGACACACATTATTCTACCATAGTAGCCAACTATTTTAATAAAAAATTATTAAATTTAGCGCGGGGCGGTGGCAGTAACAATTTGATATTCGATCGATTTTCACAACTTGCTTGTTGTCCTGGTCAGATTGTAGTAGTTCAATTTACCACATTGGACAGAATACATTATTGTAGTAAGTACAAAAAATTATTTCCGTTATTGTTGTCGTCGTCAACAATTGAAAAAAATTTACACCAATCATTGTTGGAAGTTTATCATAAAGATTTTTTATTTTACGAACTATTGTGTAAAATAAGAGCAATAGTAATGGTCGCTCGGGCACAAAAATTAAAATTAGTATTTTGGCTAATCGACTACAAGCACAACGAAAAATATTCTAAGTTAGATCAACTTTATTTTTATGATATGCCAGAATTTGTTCCGGCAAGCTGGATGGGAGATTATATTGTGGATGTGGCAGAAGATAACGTACATCCAGGAATAGAATCAAATAAACATATAGCCAAAACATTAATAAACTATATAGAAACAATTTACGAGATTACACAATGAGTGCAGATATTGACATAGACTTAGCCGACAGAGATCAACTATTGGCATTGATCCAGGCCACGGCTGCACGACAGGTCACACAAGGTCAGGTGCGTCGACACAATAGTGGAGTATATGTCACAGATATACCCCGGGATCCGGTCAATGAGTGCGCGGCCATAGACTATGAAACCGCTGAGCAGTTGGGCTACTTCAAGATTGATTTACTAAACATGTCGGTATACCAGTTGATAAAAAGTCCTGAACACTATGAAAAAATGCTGGCCACGGAACCCGATTGGCCACGTTTGTGGACGGATCCAGAGTGGAGCACCCAACTGGTACATGTGGGCAACTACACAGAACTTTTAAAGACCATGCGTCCAGACAGCATAGCCAGGATGGCCGCATTTATTTCAATCATACGTCCTGGCAAGGCACACCTACAGAATCAGCCCTGGGAAACAGTGTTTGCTAGTGTGTGGGACGGCGATGTGTCTCGAGGGTTTGTGTTCAAACAAAGCCATGCCATTGGCTATGCAACCTTGGTGGCCCTGCACATGAATCTGCTGGATTCCGTTAATCTAGTCGACGCACCAGGGTAATGCTTTTGCGTTTGCTCCTGCGGCGGCTCATTTCCGCCAGACTGCATATCGGACCATGCAAGATAACGAGATCTCGATTGGTGAATGTGCGCACATAGGGCCGGAACTGGTCCCAGTCGCCTTTAAGGAATATGTTGATGGGTATGGTCCTGTTGCTTTCCCACCACCAGATGTTGGCTAGATCCAGGAACACACGTTTGGCGGCTACATCCTGTATGGCACCAAAGTCATAGATCGTGGTTATGGCCTCATCTTGATTCTGTATGATGCCCACGTATTCTGTGGTGGCATAGCGGCACAAGGTTATAAACGGGTATTTTTCCGCCAGTTGGGCAAAGATGTCTGTGGTCATAGATCCAACCTATTTACCAAACCGTTTTAGCCAGGAAAATCTTGCAGGCTAAATACTATGTATGTACTCGACCCAGGCCTATGTCTA